CTGCCTTGGCGAATGTCGCATTGTCCTGCACATATTGGTTTAGGTTTGCAAACTGTGCATATGCCTCTTTCATGGAGGTTATTTGCTGTGTCATTCCACTGGAGTCGGTGTAGGTGACGGGTCCTTTGCCTAAAGATGTCTGCAATGCATCCATGGCCTTTTTCTGGTCACGGAGATACAGGGTTGAGGCTTTCACCTCACCGTTGTAGATTGCGTTTGCATGATATGCCCGCTCCAATGCGAGCTTCATCTGGTCTATGTTGCTTGTCTTGAGGGCTTGATTGAAACTCTTGCCAGCGGCCTCGGTTTTCTTTAGCCCCTCTATGGTCTGGTCAATACCCTTAAGGCGGGCATCAAGGTCGATGGTAAGCCTGATAGTAGATGCCATTAATCGTCCTCCTCATCTCCCTTGATTTCCTCGTAATGCTTCATATACCAGCCCTCGTACCGCTTTGACTCGTTGTCCAGTATGCGGATTATCTCGGCTATGGTATTGCGCTCCTTCAAGTACCCATTTGCAGAGGGTAGCCCAAAAATCTTGAAGTCAAGATACAGCCTCAATGCCTCTTGGAAAAACGGTGTATCCTGCTCGTTTATCTCGCTCTGGGTCGGGTTGTCCCATATTTTCTTCTCGTTGCCGTTCTGATCCACAACCGTGAACCCCGGCATCGGGATTCCAACATGGAACATCTCCCTCCTCAGCTTATTCGCATATGATTCCTGACTACCAAGATACCCTCTGCAACTGGCTTGGTAGCCACATATCAGTTTTTTTTCTCTTCCTCCGTCAACTCGCTGCCCTTCATGAGGTGCACGGCAATATCAGTGATAATCGCCTGCGCCACGGATGATCCCTCACCCCCATATACCTCAGTAAGTTCCTTGACGGTGATCTCCCTATCCTCAGTGGGATGGGTGAGCCTGTGGATTTCGCATACCTGCCCCATGAAAAGCTCGGCGAAGTTTACCCTCGCATTGCCGTTCACATCCACGTTCATGTATTTGTCCCTGTCCCCTACGGTGAGGTAGTCACAGACCACATATACACGTTCATTGGCGGGAAGCGAAAGATTCGAAAGCCTCGTCCCATCTTCCATCGGGAAGGTCACGTCGGGATACCAAGTGTGCCGTGTGTTCGGGTTTGCCTTGTCATTGTTCGCTACTCCGATTGCGTTCAGTCTGATCATTTTTTTCTCCTTGTAATAATGATGTCAAAGGCGGGGGAATATTCCACCCCCGCCATACGATATTAGGCGGTGGCGCGGAAAGGTCCGGTGAAGTGGGTAGGCTTGCACCCCTCACCATCATCGGCGGTGACCTGGAAATTGAAATTTAGGGACTTCACACCACCATACGAAGCTCCTTGCGAAGCGCTGGTAAAAATAACCGGCATGATATCAACTTCGATGTTCTCGCCCTCCACAGGATCACGTCCGCTCCAGTTAACCATAATCAACTGCTTCGGTGTTGAAATAGGAGTTTCAGCAAGCGTGTCAGCCGCTCCTTCCGTCCCTGCGGTGGCGGTGATGGTGTGATAGAATTGTGTTTTCAGCCCGGCAGTGGGCGCATTGTCGGTATCCAAGCCATTGAGTGTTCCCGTCTTTCCCACCAGCCCATCACTGATGAAGTCTGATTCATCGTCCATGTCTGTGGTAGCATCCACAGCGGTCTTTGTCGCATCAAGGGTCTTATCTTTTACAAAACCATACATGGATGCGGTCAAAGGTATCACCGAATCATCCGCCGCAAGCGCGGAAACCGCCTGGGAACAGAGGAACGCCCGTCCCACGCTCACGTTTGCGGGGATGAGAGAACTGGCATCACGCGCCATAACATAGTACCATACGCCTTTGAGCAACGCCCCGCTTGTACCGGAAACCGCCGCACCTTTCGCCAAAGAATACGCAATCGCGTCTCTTCCCGTTGTCTTTCCATTAGCCATATAAAATCTCCTTCTACAAAATTACGTCAAGGTCGAGGCCTTGCCTGTCGAGGTCGGTCATTGGATTGAATTTGACCACAAAGAGAAACGCCAGACGATTGCGCTTGTCGTCATCCTTGCGTGTCATGTCCATTGCCGACACGATGTGTATCATCCCAATATCTATACCCTCAAGGAATTCCCTGATGACATCGGCATACCGATTGATATATTGTTTAGTCCCTTCCGAGTCAGAGTCCCTGAGCAACGCATCAATTGTAATCTGCACCATAGGTGGCTCGTTATCCTCAAACCCGTTTTGGTAGACACCGCCTCCAAGACAGTAGACACCCAAGGTGCGGTCAAGCACGTTCGGATTATCCGGTATGTACTTCTGCACCGGCCCGGTCATGGAATATGCCGCAAATCCATCAAGACCATTGTCCGCAAGCACCGTGTTCAGTTTGAGGTAACATGCGTTGTAGATGGTAATGATCGACCGCGATATATACTTCCGGTTGCTGTCAATCGGCATTCAGCTCCTCCTCGGCCAATATGGCCATCTCCGCCTCCGCCTTCGCCACATGCTTGGGAACAACCCCCTCAACAAGTGGCGGTAGCTTCGCGGTCATGATATACAACCCCGGTCTCCCGTTCGATGTGGCATGTTCGTACAGGTTCATCGGATACGAGGAAAGATATGCCCTTTTCTTGCTCGGTCTTTTTGATTCAAGCGAGTAGTTTATGAGCCTATACCCACGCGCATCCACAAATCCTTGGTCACCACGCATCGCAAGAGGAGGCTTACCCTCCAATGCCCTGAGTGGTGAATTGTACCGAAGCATGCCAGTAGTACTGTCAAAAAACTTATCCGATGCGATCTTCCTTGCCTCACGGGCGATTCCGGCGACAATCCCGATACCGTATGCATTGTATTTGGTTTCAAGCTGTTTCATCTTCACGTAGGTAAGCCCAAGCTGGGACATATCGACATGCACATAACTGCTCATTACCAATCCTCCGCAATCTCGGGATCTGAGGTCCCTACATCTCCGACATCGGAACCCAGAGCCTCATCATCATCACCCACCACGGTATCCGCAACCGGAGAAGCTTCCTTGGCGGTAAGATAGACAATCAGCGGGTCTTTCCCCGTAATCTTGAGGACTCCATACAAGGTATCCTCAACGATAAACCGCATCGCACCGTAATTCTCCTTGGCAACGATGGAAGGGATTGCGGACTTCGCAATGGTAAGCGTCCTCGTCATGAGAGGCTCATCGGTTGTCAGCCTGCCATCCACTTCCTTTCGTGACCATCCTTCGGAATAAATGGCGTTCACCGCAAAAGACTGGTCTTCATACAGCAAAGTGACAGGCTCGGAAAATTCCTCGCCCCCACCCACTATCTGGTCCCATTCCTCAGTATAGAACGCCATCATTCCACCTCACATCAAGCGTTCACAAGCACGTTCGCGCTCAACCAAGTATCCAAGGAGACCGGTGCGGCGATCGGGGCCATCTGGACGATGACCTTGGTGCCATAGGGGAATTCATTGGATTTATCGACAAGCGCAAGCGTCTCAGCTGGTACATAAGCCGCCATTCCATTCGGTCCCTTACCCTCACAAGCGGCATACATGAATCGTCCCATGTTATTGCTGTTTGCAAGGATCACGGTTCCGGCAGGAAGCATGTCGGTGGGAGTTCCCTCCACGTCATACTTGGATGAGTAGGTAAAAATCCTGATAGCACCAATACCTGGAACCATAATGAGTCCACCATCAGTAACACCGGGATAACCCGCAAGTGCAGAGGCGGTGAGAGTACCAAGGGAGAAATTCCTGATGTCCATCGCCTTCTGCACCGCGGCATCGTTAATCATCAGCTTGTGCACATCGGGAGTGACAACCATGCTGTTTGGCAGAACACCGCTCTTGGTGAACACAAGATTCGCCCATGTGTAGATATTGCCAAGGATATCAACACCAGTCCCGCCGGAGGTGTCCCACTTCACAGCGGGGTGCACACCGATAAGACTGCTATCAATGTCATACACAATCTTGGTACCATCCACCATTGGCACTTCTCCATTCAGAAGCACTTGGGCCGCCATAAGCTCCTTGGTACGCTCAAAATGCTTCTCAATGTTGGTCTGCTTCTCGGCAAGGACCATGAGAGCTTTTGTGTTGTCGTCGAACGGATTCTCGGCGCTCTCACCGAAAGCAAGGGTGCCAAGGTCATCAAGGGTGATATCCGATTGTTCTGCGTAGTAAGGAGGCTCGTAAATACTTCTAGAATACCCATCGGTACCAAGAACCTGAGTCGGCTCGCTTCTACGCCGGATGGAGGTCGCGACCTTCTGCCCCGCCCTCTGCACCTCAATGGTCACATAGCGATATCTTGAGACGACAGGAGCGTTTCCGAAAAAGAAATTTCGGAGGAAATTGCTAATCGGATGCTCCTCACGATATGTTGCGTGGACTTGCAAAAGTCCAGTGGTCAGCAAAGGATCATAAGCCATTGTAATCCCTCCTTATTCAGTGATCGCGTTCTTGATATAGATACCAAGGGTACGCAATTCATCTTTGCAGTTTGCGACAACCACACCGTCTTTCGCGGTGATGGAGTTCTGATCGAACAGTCCTCTCAGATACACGAACGAGCCGGTTGCATCAGCGGCGGCCCCTACGGTAACGTCATTACCGAGGATACCATAGATGTTCTCTGAGCCGTCGGTAGCATCAGGATCATAATCCACGAGCTTTCCGGCATTGGCATTTGCGGCCTGTGTAAGAGTGATAAGGAACCCATCGCCAACCGCAAAGGCAACCTCATCTCCGGCAGTGGCCTTGTCGGTAATGACGAACTTCACCTGCTTCGCCCATGTGTCGCCACCAGTTCCTGCATCGGTCTTCCCGATATAAGCGCCATTAGGAGCATAAATCTCAAAGACTGCATCTGCGGCAGGATCAGCGGTTGCGGCGGAAATGCATTTGAGCGAATAAGCGCCGAGCGCATATCCTGTGAGAATTGGCGTAGTCGAATCCATCACCACAGTGCCGGTGCCCGTGTTCGCACCGGATGTCCCCGCGCCGTCAGCGGTCACGGCGGCTGTTACAGCGCCACCTCCGGTAATCTTCCCAAGCAACCTTCCCTTGAGATAGGTCGCAGCCGTTCCAAGCTTGAGCAAGGTCACCTGTTCGGTGATCAAAGCCCCAAGCGGATCAATCAACAGTTTCCCTACGGAAATTGATTTGTCCTCATAAAATGCCATGTTGCGCTCTCCTTATGCCTTCGAGGCTTTTCTTGTCTTTTCGATTGCGGCCTTGGCTTTTGCCACCGCATCATCGATTCCGTTCTCTTCCTTGCTCTTCTGATTAGGTACCAGCGGATTGATGGTATCGCTTGCTGATTCTTCCTCAAGCTCTTTCAAAGAAGCGCCCACATTAGCCGGAGCCGGTGCGGGATTCTTCTGCTGTTCCTTGAGGATCGCCATGGAAGCCTTCTCCGCGCTATCCCCGTTTGCGATTGCGTCCTTGATGATTTCCTCGGAGCAACGCACCCCTCTTAATTCCTCAAGAGCCACGATTCGCTTCCGCTCTTCCCCAGCTCCTTCCTTTTTGCCATCGGCAAATCCAGCCACGCGCCCTTCCTCAGCAATCGCCTTGGCGATTTCCGGGTACTGTGCCTTGAGAGCCTCGATGGTCATTTCCGTGTTCTGTGCCATCTGTACACCTCCACCCCCTGCTTGAAGAGAGGGCATGATTTTATCCATGCAGTCGTCAAAGTTCTCGACAATCTCATCGACCAAGCCTTTCTCGAGCGCCTCGTCCGCATGGAATGTAAGACCCTTGCCAAACTTTTTGACTGCATCATCAGGGGCAACGCCCCTGTTGTCTGCCAACATCCCGATGAAAAGCTTCATGCTCTCATCGATCGATTTCTGTACCTCGCTCGCACCCTCTTCCCCGAATGGGTCAAGGTTCTTCTTAGGGGAATCGGAAGCCCTGAAAACCTTCTGCTTGATCCCCGCATTCTTGTATGCCTCATCATAATTGTAGGCGATCGCCATGACTCCGACAGAGCCGATGGTGGTTGAAGAGGTTGAGTATACCTCCTTACAGCAAGAAATAAGCAGAAGAGCCGCCGAAGCGGTGAGCCCCTCGGCATATCCATAAACAGGCTTCGGCGAGTCTTTTACAGCCTGCGCAAGTTCAAAAAGGCCGGAAATCTCGCCTCCGGGGGAATTGATGTCAAGAACAATTGCGTCAACCTCCGCATCCTCTTCCATTTCATTGAGAGCGCTTGTTATCATCTTATAGGAAAGCCCATACCATTCGGTCTCATGGGTAAGCTCATCATTGATGCTGATGACCCCCACATTCTTGATGACCTGCGTATGGGTGTGCTTGTACCAGTCGTTCATCCAGTTAGAGTCGCGTTCAAGAATCGCCGTCTCCCGCAAGCTGTTGAGCTGTGCGAGACGTTCCTCATTGCGTTTCATGAGAAGGGTCGCCGCCATGTCCGGAGTAACCGACATATGCTGGAATGCCCTTGCCTCGACCGAGGAATCGATTGCCAGAAGCTTATATCCGTTCATTTGACATTCCCTCCATCTCCCTGTTCATCTGATGGCTTATATTGGGAATCCCCATAATCAACCTTAAGCCCAAGCCCGGCGACCCTTTCCTGATAAGCCCTTAAACTATCGGTCACATCGTCTATGTCGTTGTCGTACAACCTTCTTGCCTCTATGCTCGGGGTGGTGAGACCTGCGCGGATTCCCTGTACGCTTGCATTCACATTCTTCAGCGGGTCGATATTGAGGATGGCAGGACCTCTCCAAGTCGCTTCGCACCATGCCATGCGCATGATTGGGTCCTCAAGGAATCCCTTGCATTTGATGATGTTCTGCCTGACAAGCATCTCGACGAACTGCTCGTAGGCAATCTGATTGTATTGTGAGGCGAATCCGTCAGTACGGATGCGCCAGTTGCGTGCCGCCGTCTGTATTGACGCTTGCGATGCGGAATAATTGGTGTTGAATGCCTTTAAAAGCACCTCATATGGGGTATCAACGCCAAGACTCGCCACCTTTATCTGCGCCTCAATGAAATTCATATATTCGGCGACAGGCGATTTTGATTCCGCCATGGTGGCCTTCAATCCGGGAGGCAACCTCCATATCGCACCCGGACCCAATTGCATCTGCTGTTCCTGCGTTTCCGGTGGAGGCAATTCTTTGCCGTCAGAGTCGATTGCTGCCCATGTATCCGAATTTTCGCGCACCTGCTCCATTGGGTCGTTTCCCACGCTCTCGTCAAGCTCAGTCTCGGACTCAAGAAAAACGGTATAGTTCGCCTGAACGATTGCTTTGACCAGCTCCGCCTCTGAGTATCGCCCTATCTGGATGATCTGATCCATAACACGGAGCAGGATGGAACGCCCACGTATCTGACCGGGGGTGACATCTCCGGTAACCACGAGATTATATTGCAGTCTGCCGGTTCGCGTCCCATAGCGTGACACACGCTCCGTTTCGGGAATACATGCATTGGTGTTTGCTTTTGCCACATGATAGGCAATCTCACGCCCTAAGGAATCAGTCTCCACCCCGCCCTTTATCGTATCGCTGTCGCTCCTGTTCGGGCTCATCACCGCCTGTCCAGAGATGTTCTGGATTCTCGGAAGCAACAGTCCGGCATTGTCGGAAATCCTGTTAAGTCTGATATGGAGAAGCATATCACCTGATGCCAAGGCGTTGGTGTAAGCTTCCCTTTGAAGGAATCCGAAGGTTTTTTTGCCATATGTGTCACACAGAATCGGATTTTTCGTCCACATGGACCAATACCATTCGATCATATCCTTGACAGGCTTAATCTCTGATTCGTCCATGCCGAGAATCTTGTAATTCGGAGCGCTCTCCAAAGAAAGCCCCCCTCCAATAGAGCCATCCACGATGGTGTTTACTATGCCGGAGGCTATGGGATTCTCGAAAAACAGGCTGAGCGCTTTCTGTTGTCCAGCATTATGCTCGGCAGACATCATGTAGTTAAGATTCACGGGATAGTTTGATATATAATTGTCAGTCTGATGCGAGCGCGAGCGCACATTATAGATGGAGCTTCCCTTTTGCCGGGGCATATTGTTCACAGAGCTTCTTATCTGATGTCCATCCTTATCGAGTATCATGCCTAGATTCCTCTCATATGCATAATTCGTGGTGCGCCGGTTCCCGCAACAAGACGCTCAAGACGGTAAACCCGACCTTGCAGATACACGACCATCGCATGGACTTCCTTGAGATTTGCCCTGGTAAGCTCACGGCGCGTATCACCATCGGAAAACGAATAGGATTGCCCCGTAGAGGCGATACTTGTCTCCGCCTTCACCCATGCGTCGAGTCTTGCTTCCGTTTCCGCCAATTGCTCGGCATATGTTTTTGCCATGGGTATAGTATGACATTATTTTTACATAAATAATAACATTTTATGTTCAACACTGCCTATTTGTAGTGTGATAAGATTTTATTGTTTGCAAAATACGCTATGGGTAGTGTATACTATGGCTCATAGGTGGTGCATATGAGCAGACGAATCGATTATCTTGTGCAAGACCTCACCGATGGATCACAGCGAATATGCACGGGAAGGGAAAGCCTCCTCGCTGTTTTACGTGACTATGGTTTCCGTCTTGACAAAAACAAATTGAGCGAAATACATCAGCTTACCTCCGGCATCTTCTCCTTTTCTTTGCTTTCGGTAAATAATCATGATATATCAGTTGAGGAGCTATTTGTATGGCCAGAACAAAAAAAGAGCTGATAACACAAGCAGAGTTCGCAAGGCGCATGGGAATAAACAGATCCCAAGTTACCCGTGGTGTACAGAGGGGGCGAATCGAGCTTGACAAGAAAACAGGGATGATAAACTTCCTCACCGAAAAAGAACGGTGGGAGGAAAACCGATCTGATTCGCTTTCCGGTAGCGGAACCGCAAACAACAAAAAAACATCACTTGAGAAAGGTTTGCCCCCGGTGCCGGAAATACCACCTGTTGACGAAGTTGAGAACCTTGATGTCGAGGAAGAGCTTTCCAAAAAGATTGATGCACAAAAGCCAGAAGATGATGAAGGTAAAATACCAAAGAAAAACACAATAGCCTATCAGGATTGGCGCGAACGCAAGGCAAAGGCTGACCGTCTTGAGGCGAAACTAAAGGTCGAACTTGGACTGCTCATACCAAAAAACGAGGTGATAGCAGTCATTCTTGCCACTCTTGGAGGATTAAAGAACGGGGTGAAGGCGTTGCCTAACCGTACAGCGCTTGACATATGGGGAATCGTAAAGGCGTGGTGCATCAACAATGGGATAACCATCAATGACGACGCAAGCGCCGATTTGCAGACGGAAATAAAGAACACCATCGAGAAGGAGACCAATTCCATCCTTACCGACATACAGGCTCATAAGGAAGAACTTGACAAGGAGGCGGAGGAAATTGCCAAGAAATCCAAGAGCACAGAAAAGCAATAAAACCTCCAAGCGAAAAGACCAACGCGAATGGGTATGGGAGCAGGTTCTCAAGGCGATAGAGCCACAGCCACTCATATCCATCAGCGAGTTTTGCGATGGGCACCTCCAGCTCTCATCGCGCGATGCGGAGCCGGGACCATACCGACTTTCTCGCACGCCTTATGCCAAGGAACCGATGGACGCATGTTCACCTTCCAGCAAATACAGGAAAATCGTGCTCTGGACAGGGACCCAGCTCATGAAGACACAGGTCGAACTGAATGTGGTGTATTATTATGCCGTAAATTCCCCCACCTCCATCCTGTTCGTTTTCAGCAATGCAGAGCAAGGAAAGCTGTTGGTAAAGACACGCATAAACCCGATGATAGACTCTAACCCCGACCTCAAAGAGCGTATAGGAAGCACAAGGGCGAACTCAAAAGGTGATACGGCGAACTATAAGGAATTCGTCGGAGGGTTTCTCAAGCTGGGAAGCGGGCAGTCAGCCGCATCACTTAAATCAACACCTTGCCAAATTGTCATTATCGACGAGCATGACGAGATGCCGGACAATGTTGAGGGACAAGGAACCGTCGAAGCGTTGGCGGGAGCACGTTCATCGACGTTCAACGGCAGGGACAAGCTCATCATCAGCTCCACCACCACGAACAATGAAAGCAAGATTGCAAAAGCATATGAGACAACAGACAAACGCCATTATTTTGTGAAATGTCCGCATTGCGGTGAATGGATAGAATTTCTCTGGGATGGGATGCGATTCAATTTTGAAGGACAGCTTGTAAAAAATGTCTGGTATGAATGTCCCAAATGCCACAACATCATCGACGAGCATTACAAGAAACATATGGTGGCAAACGGGAAATGGATACCGACAAACAAGAATCCAACCGATCCTAAATCAGTGGGATATTGGCTTTCAAATCTTTATTCTCCATGGAAGTCATGGGCTTCCATAGCTACCGAATATCTTATTGCAAGTGATGAGTTGAAAAAGGGAAATCACTCACCAATGACATCATTTTACAACAACATCCTTGCGCTTCCCTATGAAGCCGGTGTGGACAAACCCGATTGGGAACAGCTATATATCAAGGCTAAGAGGGAGAGCCGATATCACCGCGGGCAGATTCCTCAGGAAGTGCTTGTGCTTACCAGCGGTGCCGACGTGCAGCAAAACAGGATAGAGGTCGAGATAAAGGGGTGGGGACGGAACGGAAGGTGCTTTTCCATTGACTACTACCAGATCATGTGTCCACCCGGAACTACGGTTGAGAACGTCAACAACCAATGCTGGAATGACTATGAACAGATGGTGCTCAGAAAGACATTCTACCGTGAGGACGGCGTTCCCATGCAGATGCTTGCGAATGCGATGGACAGGGGACATTTCACCCCACAGGTCAACGCTTTCTGGATGCGCATGAACAACCCAAGATTTTTCCTTGTCAGAGGGAACCCAAATATGGTTTCTAGAATATCAATGGAAAAGGAGGATAAGGGCGGAAATAAAAAAGATAAAAAAAACGCTCAGTATTATGGGTCTTCATACAAATATTACGATGTGGGGGTAAACACGCTTAAAAGCGAAGTGTACGCAAACCTGTTGCGCAAAGAACAAGTACAGGACGGAGTGGTTCTTAACACCCCGTATATGATGTACTTTCCGGATGATTATGATGAGGAATATTACAAACAACTCACCGCTGAAAAATTCATACCGCCTTCATCAAAATACAAACATGGACTTTGGGTGACAGAACGAGATAGGAATGAGGTGTTGGATTGCACAAACTATAATTTTGTGTGCTTTTATAAGCTGAATCTCCATAGTTTCGGAGAAAAAGAATATAAATTGCTTGAGGAGCACCTGAAGACACAACCCAAGATTGCTGACATGAAAAAAGCCACCGCTCAGAAGAGGGTGGCCACGCTGGTGTCAAAAGGTGTCAGGTATTAATCAGCATTTTCCTTTATAGTCTTGAGCATTTTCGCTTGCCTTTTCGTTGCTTTTTCTACCAAAAGCGTCATATTGTTTTCTTGTTCAACTTTGCGCATTTCGATTCGGTTTTTCTTCTGTTCCTCAAGCTTCTTGATGCGCAATTCTTTCAGCTCATCTAGAGTCTTTCCCTTTCGCTCCTCTTTTGAAAGCGAGACATCCTGCCACTCATGACGCAATTGTGATGGATTAATTTTTGCGTTATCCCTTGCCTTCTTGATCGCCTTGTCGATTGTACTGCTTTGCTTAAATATTTTTGTATTCATGACCACTCCTTTTAGATAATCTTGTAGTAATTATAAGTCAATTTATACCAATGTCAAGTGATTTATGTGACATCCAATTTATTTCACATTCCTGTGGGTTTTCCGATAAGATTCCCAATCCATGTAGATTGCCGTACCATCCTCGACGATACGCTCATAGGAGCTTCTGCCTATGGAATTTATCACACCGAGCCTCATATTTCCATCAGAATCCGTAGCGTCAACCTGCCCTGCGTTGGTGATAAGTACGGTAGGGGTTTCCTCATTGTACCGGTTGTTCACGATACGGAATAAATTGATAAGCTCTGACTTCGATCCATACGACTTGTCAATCTCATCAATCACCAAATAATCAAATCCTGAGTAGAATGATACCAATTCTCCGATCGCCTTGTCAGTTCCAAAATATTGGTGCACCTCGTCCATGATTTCCATGAACGTAATGTACTTGACGGTCTTGTCAAGCGATAATTGGTTTTTCATGGACGAAAAGGCAAGCATCGTCTTGCCTGTGCCATTGTTCCCATACATTACCAAAGATTTCCCGTCCTTGAGATATTCGATAAGTTTCTGCTGTCTTTTCATTTGCTCGTCAGTGCCGTAAAACACATAATCCTCAAAGCAAAAATCCCTGTACCTCGCCGGCATCTTGGAGATGGAATCGTTGACATATTGCTCATGCTTCACTGCCATCTTCCTCGCTTCTTCTTGCTCGGACTGCTCCTCGGAAATCGTCTCAATACCCCTAAGGGTATCCATAATCGCCTCTTTTGTTGTCATCTCCATAAACTCCTTGATTTTCAAAATCTTCTCTATAACCAACACAAAACGTCAGGTAGTATAATTCCTTAACTTTTATATTTGCATTCGCTGTGGCTTCGTTTTACCGCATATCCGTTGAAATCCCAATAGTCATCTAAAGCGTAAAAATAAAAATCAGTCAATGTGATTGAATTCATTAGGATTCGCGTCCGGGGTGCATTCAGGCTTAAACCTCTTTTCTTGCCTATAATTTCCCATAGGTTTTGAAATCATCTGCGAGTGCATGGTTGGAAATTTCTCACGAAGCTTTTTCCCACTCAGTATGTTGGGCAACCAGAAATTGCCAATCGTCTTGCACCAAAGAATAACGGATTTCACATCATCGAATGACCTCTGGTCGATCCTTAAAAGTTTTTCGATGTCTTTAGCCCATTGCTCGATGGTTTGCTTGTCTTTTCCGATTCTCAGCTTAGGGTCTGATTTCCTTGATTCTGACAAAAGCAACGAGGCAAGCTCCCTAGCTTGACTCAAAAAAATTGAATCGGGTTTGACTTGCGACGAGATAATCTTATTATCTTCACATTTATCTTTCTCTTCATGATTAGGAGAAGGAGAAGGAGAAGGAGAAGGAGAAGGAGAAGGAGAAGGAGAAGGATACGGGGTATTACTTTCCGTATTCGTTCCGTATTCGTTCCGTATACTGACCGTATTTGACGCATTGATTTGACTGTTTTCCCTTTTCCCCCATCTCGTTTCGATGGCTTTTCTCGCTTGTTCACTCCTTACATCCGAGTGATATATCCATGGCTGGTGTTGATCCCAGTCATGTATTATATAATACCCATCAGTTCCTTGAACCAGCAACCCTACCTCAACCATAACCTCAACAAATAAACCAGGCTTTCCATGCCAGTCCGCAAAATCCTCAATGTCATCCGTATCGCAATCCTTAAACACCCCTTTCGTGTACATTTTCCCGGCGATGGAAAAAATCCTAAGAAGCCCATAAAAAGCCTCGTACCCAGCTTTTCTTATGAGCCTTTTTACCTTCGGATGGTCAACGAAGTTCAGGTCGATCCTCATATCATTTGACATTTCTCAACACCTTATTTCCTGTTTTCTGAACAATTTTTTGCGCATTAGGAAACACGCCCTTTAATAAAAAAGCTTTTGTCCGCGTGTCTCTCGCATACGATGTGCGCAGCCTCCCTGTTCTCATGGAACCTCCGCATAATGGATGCGCCTGTGGGATGGTTCCTTGACCCATTGTGACGCAAAATCTTACGCACCCCATCCTCTATCTGCCAACAATATTTTGATGCTCCGATAGGCCATATGGTGATAAATTGCCTTACAGCATCGGTGCAGTTCATATCATTCGCGGAATCATCGTCTTTCCTGAATTTCTTGAAAATATCAGACATCTCCATCACATCTCCTCCTTGACTTGAATCTCATCAAATCTCACTGATTTCTCGCTCTTATCCTTTGCGTTACGTATGGTGACAAAAGTACCGAGCGCATTGAATGTAAGCCCGACAATTTTCCATATCTGCGCATCATAGATGCAGTGTTTCCCGAGCGTTTCTTCCTCATTGTGTCTCATTTTTTTCACCTCGCTTCTTTCTGTGGCTCCTTGTGGGCAGAATCCGTTTTCTCTGGCACATATTGGCAATTCAAAGCGAAATACTTCTCCGCACTCTCAACGGGATTATCCGAGAAATAAAATCGCCTCTTATATCCAGTGAACAAGTTGTAGGTTTCCCATGGCTTTTCAAAACATGTGTCATTGGTTTTGCTCGCCTCCGGATGTTCATTGAGCAATTGCCTGATCCTGTTTTGGAAGGAAAGCTTCCATCCATCTACAATCATGTTTGAGAAAACCTCGAAGGACAAATTCTTTGACGCAGTATCAATCTGCTTTTGCCTGTCATTATTGATTTTATTCATATATACCTCTCTTTTGTTTTTTGGCTGTATGGCGAAGTGTTTGCGGTTGGCGGGTAATTATCCCGCTTTCACCGCGAAAACCCCGCCGTGTGCGAATTTAAAGCCAATGCGTGGCTATCAGGACAATCCTCCGTCCGAGAATATGTCCGGTTGCTCGCCCCCGCTTGCCTGTTCCTCTTCCTGATGATTTTCAGGTTCCTGCACTTGTTCTTCCTTGGGTGGTTCCTCGGGCGCATGGCTGCTGATATCGACATATTCCGCATCTTGGATGGGAGGCATATCCCTCGCTTCCTCGACCGACCACATGCCCATGAGTACATCCGAATATAGGTCACGGATTGCCCATCCCTTGGCTCTCCATAGGAGCATACGTTGCGGATACTTTTTCCAAGTGTTCTGTTCCCAAAGCCCCGCCTTTCTCGCCATTTCCTCAGAGAACTCACGGTACATGGTGATTCCATTACGGGTGATTTTGCAATATGCGGTCTTTCCGCCGTCCTTATACCCGTCCTCGTATTTCTCGGTCTCGGGGTTTGCCATAACGATTGCGGTGAGCGCATCACCATATACGGATGGTCTGCCGTTTACCATGGCAATGTTCTGCACCGCCAGAAGCGGATTAAGGCCAATCTGTGCACCGTAAGCCATGGCAAGGTACACATCCGCTGGT